TGATGATGTAAGAACCAAGTGATTCCTATGCCAAAGAAATGGTTTAGTGGTGTAGTTGTGGAAGATTTATAATGACAATTGAAGAGGAAGGTATTATGTGTAAATGTAAAGAATGTAAATGCAAACCATGTACCTGTAATAAATAATTTTAAGGATAATAGATGTTTGGTATAACAGCATTTTCAGAAGACACCTATAGTTCATTAGGCTCTAGTACGTTTAGTGGCGTTGCATCTATATCTGGTGCTGCAACTGTAACCATTCTTACTACAGGACAGTCTGTTACTGGTGAAGCATCCATACTAGGTACAGGAACTTTAGTAGCAGTAAGTGCAGGTCAAATCATTGTAGGTAGTTCAAGTATAAGTGGCACAGCATTACTAGAAGTAATTACATTAGGTCAATTAGTAACAGGTAGTGCTACAGCAAGCGGAACAGCGAGTGTAACAGTTAATTCTAGTGGGCAATTAGTATTCGGTACTGCTGGCATTTCTGGAACAGCAACTATAGGAATACTAGCTGGGTTAGTTAATTCAGGTGAAGCAAGTATTACAGGTACTGCTAATTTACACGCTAATACTTCAGTAACTTGGTCAGGTGATGCCTCTATATTAGGAACAGGTAATTTAACATCTGACGGACACATTCAAGGTAATAATTGGACGGATGTTCCTGTAGGCTCTAACATTTGGTTGCGTATTGGGTAATATTAATAAACTTCAACAGGATAAATTATGAGTAGAGATAAGATAAGTGAATGGTCACCAACCGCAGGCTCTAATACGGATGTAGGTGGAATTAACATAAACGAAGGATGTCCCCCCGCCACAATTAATAACGCATTGCGTGAGATAATGGCTCAAGTTAAAGACCAGCAAGCAGGGACAGATGGTGATAACTTTGTAGTCGGTGGTAACTTATCCGTAACTGGTACAACTGCACTCACAGGAATACCTACTGGACCAACTGCTGCAGCATTAACTAACACTACCCAACTAGCTACAACAGCTTTTGTAACAACTGCTAATGCTACACTGGGCACAATGTCTACACAGGCAGCTAGTGCTGTCGCAATAACTGGTGGAACGATTACAGGCACAACTATTAATGCAGTAGCTCCAGGAACTAATGCAACAGGTGTAAAAACTATATCTAGTTCTGCACCATCTGGTGGAGCTGACGGCGACATCTGGTATCAAATTTAATGGGGTTACATGTAAAGGATGCTGGCTCATGGGTTATTCCAGAGAGTGTATACGCCAAAAATTCTGGTACATGGAAGCAAGCTAATCAAGTATGGATAAAGCAAGGTGGTACATGGTATCAAATGCTTACCTCTTTAGAGATAACTGCTAACGCAACTAACTATAACTTATACACTGCTTTAGGAAGCCCTATTACGCCAATCACAGCGACAGTAGAGATTGTTTCAGGGGTAACGCTATCAAGCACAGGAACAGGAGTTCCTGCATTATCAATATCAGGATTTCCTATTGGCTCTGTTATCTATTTAGTAAACAATGGGACGATTGTTGGAGCTGGTGGAGCAGGTGGTGCTAGAGTCGCTGGTTCTGGTAGATTGGGAGCATCAAAACCAGGTCTAGGTGGCGGAACATCTATCTACACAAGAAATACACTCAACCTCACTAATAACGGAACAATTGCAGGTGGTGGTGGCGGAGGCGGTAGTGGTGGAAGAACTAATCGTAGCGGTGAAGCATATGATGATTACACTGGAAACGGTGGTGGTGGTGCTGGAAACATTGTTGGTGTAGGTGGTTACCTTGCAGGTGGAGGTCCAGCAGCAGCTAATGGAACGGCAACTACAGGAGGTGCAGGTAATATCTACTGGTCTAATCCTGGCTCTAGTGAGCAACAAGGGGGCTCTGTAGGTGGTACAGGTGGTAATTTAGGTGCAGCAGGAGCTAGAGGATTACCTAACCCAGATTACGATGGAACTAATATTGGTGGCACAGCAGGGAAAGCTATAGACGGTATATCTTATACAACAAAAACAGTAACTGGAACAATTCTTGGACTAGAGGTTAATTAATGCCAACACAAAGATTACAATTTACCGAGTGGCTACCAGACCAACCAGACAATTCAGGTGCATTAAATGATGCGTTAAATGTTATTCCTGTGTCAATAGGATACCAACCATTTCCTAATGTAGTGGACTTTAGTGGTGCAGCATCAGAAGATTTAAATGCTGTGTTTGTCGCAAAATGGGATACAGAGGTTGTCTTGTTTGCTGGTGGAGATACTAAATTATTTAAGTTTAATTCAACCACAGAAGCATTAGAAGATAAATCTAAAGTGGGTGGCTATTCTAGTGTATTCCATTGGAAATTTACACAATTCGGTAAGACCGTCCTAGCATGTAATGGTACAGAAATAATACAATACTGGACTATAGGTACATCTACTATATGGGCAGATTTAGCAACAGCTCCCACCCCAAAACAAATAACAGTCGTAAGAGATTTTGTAGTAACAGGAAGTTTATCAACAGGTGCTCTAGGAAGGTCTACAGTACAGTGGAGTGACATCAATGATGAAACAGACTGGACACCAGGAACAACATCACAATCAGATAGTCAAGTTATGGCTGATGGTGGTAATCTAGTAGGTATTACTGGGGGAGAATTTGGACTTATCTTTTTAGAAAAATCTATCTCTCGCATGTCTTATGTTGGCTCACCTTTATTCTTCCAATTTGATAACATATCAAGAGGGTTAGGTTGCTTAACTGGTAACTCTATATGTCAGTATAATCAAGTGTCGTTCTTTTTAAGTGATGATGGATTCTACTCTTGTGATGGCAACCAAGTCACCCCCATTGGAAATGAAAAGGTTGATAGATGGTTTTTTGCAGATGTTGACCTAACATTAATCAGTAGCATGAGTGCCTCTATAAACCCAACCGCTAACATAGCCATTTGGAACTATGCAAACGTAGGTGGTGGCAGAAGTATGCTTATCTATAATTGGACACTAGGCAAATGGTCAAGGGTGGAAACTACAGCAACTATTCTAGGCAATATAGCGACCGTAGGGACGACTTTAGAAGGTATGGGTACACTAGGATACACCGACATAGATATCTTGCCAGCATCGCTTGATGCAAGGCTATGGGTAGGTGGTAAGTTCTTATTTGCTGGAGCTACAGGAACTAAAATATCAACATTTACAGGCTCAACCTATAACTCGGAACTAGTAACGACAGATGTTGAAGCTGGTTATAATTCAGTGGTTAATTTGATAAGACCACAAATAGATAATGGTAGTGCAGACATTGCAGTTGCTAGTCGCAGAGAATTAGATGATTCTATTATCTTTGGAGATACGGTATCTACTACTTCAGAAGGTAGAGCTAATATCAGAACTGGTGGTAGGTATCACAGGGTATCCGTTAAACCTACAGGAAGCTGGACAACAGCTATGGCAATAGACGTAGACTTCAAACCACAAGGAAACCGCTAATAATAATGAAATATAATAAGTATAATCAAAGTCAAATTTACGGTAAGCCAGCTTTAAACAGTTATGGGTATCTTGTAATGTGGAACAGAGAAACTAATAAAACAGAGCAAATGAGTAGAGTAATCTACGAAGAATTAAAAGGTACTATACCTAAAGATTTAAAGATTGACCATATTAATAATAAGAAAACCGATAATAGGATAGAAAATTTACAAGCTATAACTAATGCTTGTAATAGTCAAAGAAATAAAAGAGGAGCTGTGAATAAAGTAAAAGGTTATAAAATAAGACCATATCGAGCTAGAAGAAAATTTAATTATAAGGAAAAACATCTAGGATATTTTGGAACTATTGGTGGAGCAATTATGGCGACCAATATGATGTTTATTGAAGGAGAGACATAATCTATAGAACTTTACCATATCAGGGTGGAGAGCCACGAGCTGTAGCAGAAGTGGTAAACAATAGCATGAACGGAAAGACTAATAACGCAGGCACATTAACACTAACAGACTCTACTACTACCACAACACTTACCGATGAAAGACTAGGTTTTGATAGCGTGATTTTATTATCACCGCTTACGGCAAATGCTGCAGCACAGACACCTTATGTTTCTACTAAAGCAAAGGGTAGTGCGGTGATTACACATACCAGCGTTGTATCTACAGACCTAGATTTTGATTATATTATCGTAGGATAAGTGATAAAATATAGCTTTACCTTGCAGACATAAATTATGAAACTATATATTGTACCAACTAATCATGTGCAGCAATATTGGCATCTAGCAGAACCATTATTACAGCTAGCATTAGACAAGGGTAATGGTGAGTTTACTGCTGACCAATTAAAACTATTAGTCATACAAGGACAACAACAACTGTTGATGTTGATGGATGAAGATAAATGCTATTGTGCCTTTACTGTGCAATGGATTAACTTTCCAAACGAACGAGTAGCTTATATCACTTATATGGGCGGAAGGAATACTAAAGCAGGCTTTGAAGATTTTAAAGTTTGGGTTAAAAATCATGGTGGAAACTGTATTCAAGGTTCTACTAAATACGAAAGTATAGTTAAGTTATTTAACAAGCTATACGGATATGAAAAGAAATATACGTTAATGGAACTTCGGATATAAAATTATAATAACTAATAAGGGAACAACTATGAAATTCTTACCAACCGCTTTTAAATCTGGTTATTAAAACTACTCTATAAAGACATTGCGTCTTTAGGGTATGGTGGAGATACGGAACTCGCACATATAAATAAATGGGAATCTAATTTACTTATGGCTCATGGTGGTTCTGGGACTCTCAATGCC